CACAGCATTTGCACTGACTGTTTGTTCACCATTTGGTCTTTCCAAACGACCTGGCTTTTTATTTACTACCTTTTCAAAAGCAGTATATTGATTTTCAGCAAGGTCAAACTCGGATTGATTTGTTACCAGACCACCAGAGAAGTTTCTTATCCGTAGTCTTGGCATTAAAAATCCTTGTATGCAATATTAAATGTAGGCTCTCCTGCTCTCCTTTGACGATCCATTACTACTTTTTCTTTCCATTCATTCCATTCATTTTTGAAATATGGAATCATATTAATGTCCCGCAACCTCTCCATTACCTTCCAAGCACCATAATATATCAGGCATTCATGATACCTAGAATCCAACAATGGCACATCTGAATCTCCAGATAACATTGTAGGCATAGCGTAATAATACACTTGTATTGTTTTTACTTCAGTAGGAGCAGGGAATAAGTGCAACATACTTCCTCTAATAAAATAACCGTATGAAGAGGGCATGTGTATATCAGAAATCTCATCTTCAATATTGTAGATTTGATCATCACCTATTCTTGTGACTTGATTATCATCATAGTCTACTCGATAAATTCTTATCATATTTTTCAGATTTGAATTTGAAGTTCCACTTGCTACTGCAACACCATTTTCTCTCAATGACCAATGTGTCGTAGTATAACTACCTTCATCATACATACGATAACCAGAAGTGTTTGCTGTAGTGTCCCTGTTACCAGTTGCTAAAAACAAATTTGCTTCATCTGCTAGAATTGACTGACCTTTATTAATTAAATCTGTCAACACAGCATCTGAAACAACAGAAGTTTCATCTACTCCAGTAATGTTTCTTATCTCAGTTCTTAGTTCGCTTAATGTCATAATTCCCCATAAAACGGGGAGGGTTTGCACCCTCCCCGTTTTAACTTACTGATTACAGATCAGTCCTTGCGGTTATATACTGTATCACTGCATAGTCTTTGCTGTCAAATGTGCTTAAACCAACACCATAGATTTGACCTGCTGCAATACCAAGTTTGTTTCCATAGTCAAAGGTTTTTTCAACCCAGCTCATTTCATCAACCTTAGCATGACAAGCAGCTCCAGCTCCAAGAAATAAGTTTCTGGCAGCTTTTATAGCATCACCTGCACCAAGATCATCAGCAGTAGTGATTCCTTCATGCTCATGTACTACTACACCGTCATACACACCTAAAGCACCAGAGAAGATTGGGTTATCTTCACCACGAATATTTGCATATTGCTGTGCATTTCTCCATGTGGAGTTTTGTGCAAGATCGTATGCAGCTTCTGGATGGAGAAGTAAGACGAAATAGTCCTTACCATCAACCCTAATTGGCTTCATCTTGTAACTCTTTGTAGTTCCAAGCATTGCCATTTTCTTTAGCTTAGAAATATCTTCTGGAGTTGCAAGATCAGCAGCAGCTAAATCAGCCTCTGGGTCTGAGTCTGCATATACTGAACCTGAAGCATCTGCTCTTAGATATGCGCCAGCACCTGAAGTTTTGGTAAGCGCACTAAAAATCTGTGCATCATGATCTTCAGCATACTGTCTCTTTAACTGTGCAAGAGCCTCAGAACGGAAGTTATAAAGCACCTTACTGTCATCAAAGTTACCTGCATTGATGATACCAAAACGTCTTTGGTTTGTGGTTACAGTGACCTCATTGGAAGTAATGTTTTGCTCATTACCTTCTAATGTACTATCACCTGTTTTTACTGTTCCTGTGTAGCCAACCATGCCAAAGGTCATATCTTTACCTTTGCCTTCTGGCATGCTTTTAGAAACAATCATTGATTCAAATGTGTCCCCCATGAACTTTGAGAAATAAATCTCTTTTCCAACTTCGTATGCAAGTTGCTTCGCCCATCTGGAGACATTTAAGCCTGTGTCCCAGCTCATTTTTTACTCCTATGTTATTGAGGAGATTCCATCAAAGCCTTCATACGGACTTCTTCAGGTAACTTATTCCAATCTGCCTGAGAAATAGCATCAAAATCAATCGCAGTTTTATTCCCACCAGTAGCATTAGATAGTGTAGTTGGCACTTCATCTGCTTGAGTGAGTTTTTCTGTTACTTGCTTGACACCTTCCGTTTTAGCTTTATTCTTCTCCTGTTGTATTGTCATAAGCATGTACGCATCTTCAATTTGTGCGATCCCACGCTCATCTCCGAATTTTGCAACAGCTTGGAGTTCTTCGTTGGACATCTCAGGGTGAGACTTAATAAAACTATCAATCATGTCCTGTTGAGCCTTTTTCATTCTACTTTCATTTATCTCTCTTTCTTGTACTTTACGCTCTTCAGCGAACTTGTTTTCTATTTGTTTAGAGATATGTGGTAGAATCGAATTAAGATCATACGGATCATATTCTGGCAGTTCTGGCTCTACTTCCTTTGGGGTAGTATTTGCCCTGATTTCATCAAGAGACTTACGCAGTTCACCAAGTTCGTTGGTCTGCCTGCCATTGAGTTCCTGAAGATTCCTATAAGACTTGTCTGTATTTGAAGCATACTCTACTAATTCATCAACAGAAGAAAATTCTCTGTCTCCGACTTTATAGTTTGTTGTTTCTTCTACAGGTGTCTCTGCTGTTTGCTCTACTACATTTGATTCAGGAGAATCAGTCGCTGTACCGTCTAATTCTTTAGCTTCATCTATGTAGTTTACTTGCTCTTCCATTGTACCTTGTCCTTTATTTCGGGGGTGTTACGAATCACGATTTATCCTCACCAGTCATCATTGACTGCATTTGCTGCGCTTGCATCTGTGCGGATCGTTCTTCTTCAAATTTCTCAAGGATTTCCCTTCCAGCATCCATGTCTGAAAGCTCTACATAAAGCGGGAATAAACTGGAAAACCCATTCCTGACAAGTTCGCCCACCTGCTGCGCTTTGGCAGCTTTCATTGTAGGTGAGTTCTCGCCCTTATCAAGAACAATATCAAATTCAAATTTTTCAAAGTTGGTAAGAAACCTGTTGATTGTCTCATTAATGACTTCTAATTCTTCTGGAGACTGTGCTTTTTCGGTTTCTGCACCAATAATTCTTTTAATCTTATCTGGAGTGTAAAATTGTTGCATATTCTTTAGTGCCTGCATCAAAACAGTGGTCTTGGTCATATCCAAGTTCTCCATCTGCTCCTGTAAGGTCATCATCCCCTGTCTGATTCTGGTCTGAGCTGCAATTCCACTCTCTTTTGTTGAAGTAGCAATACCCATCATTGGATCGGTAGCACCACTAATTTCTTTTGCATCAAACTCTGCTTTCTGCTCCATTGCAGCAATACTGCCTACAATAGATAAGTGAGAGTTCGACCATTGCTGCATAAAGTCTGTAATTCGCCCTTTAAAGCCAGGAATACCAATCCATCTACCTGTTGTGGAGGCTTCGTTCATTTCCTCTTGAGAAACCTTGTTTCCAGCAAATACACCACCACCTCTTGGTGATCTATTAATAATATCAAGCATCTGTGAACGTCTTTTATCTTTTTCTCGCTGTGGATCTTTCATATTCTCCACAATACCAAAGGTTTCTATGTAATCACCCATATCCTCAAAGTGATAAAAATAGGGAACTAAAGGAAACTCATTGTGCATGTATGGATTGTTCTTTTTTTCCTGCAATATTTTCATACCAGCAGATAGTGTAACGTAGGTTTTTGGAACTACCCTACTGATCACACCAAATTCAGTTTTCATTGGCATGTTTGCAGCTTCTTCCATCTCCTGTAATTCTTTTATTTGATTTTCTGCACTTCTTTTGCTTGAAAATCCTGTAGGAGAGATTCTTCCAGTAGCCTTATTAATAATAAAATGCTCTTTTTCATACTCTCGATTCCACATCTCAAGAACGCGAACCTTACGATGTGCGGGATCTAAGTGGTATGCAGGATTAATTGGCTCTGCATTACGATAATAGCTACCAATTTCTTCTCCTAACTCTGATGGAACATCTAAAAATGACTCTATATTCTCCATATCGCCTACTGCATCAGGATACATAGAGCGCAACTGATTCAGTGTCAGGTATTTGGTACGCGCTAAATAATTCCAATCTTTTGTATCTGGCGTTCTACATTCAGGATCAATATGCACATTTGCCCATGATTCTCTTTTTATGGTTAACTCACCATCATAGAATTTGCCTGGCTCAACGCAAACATCTATCCAACCCCGCCCAGTAATGACTCCATCCTTAAATACGCGACTAAATAAACTCTGTAACTTGCGATTTCTGTCTAAATGGTATAAAAGAGCAGTAGTAAGCATTGCTTCATTCTCATCATCTGACTCTATAGGTCGCGCTTTCCATGAAGAACGCCCCTGTCTTTCTACACCAGTCACTAAATTGACCTTTGGAAGAATAATATTTAACTGTAAAGGCGGTCTACCTTCTGCGCGTAATGTCTGTAAGTCTGCCTCCTCCCACTGACCAGTTCCAAAACTACCAGTATAAAATCTGGCTGATTCTTCTGCTGCATCCATCCAATGAGAATCATTCTCCAGCATTGCTTCAAAAACTTCATGTACTTCGTGTAAATTCATGCACTCATCCAACTTGTTCGTTTATTTTGTGAAAAACCCCAAAGACCGTAGTCATCACTAGGTTCGTTGGGAGAAAAGCTATCCTCGACATAATGAACAAGGTAACGCAAACAATCCATTGCGTGATCATTCTTTTTAACAGGTTCTTCGGGTAGATTCCTACTTTCAAATCCATGTTTGAGTTCCTTCCACTTATAGTCAACGATTTCTTCCACCAAAGGTTTCATATTTAATTTATTAAAAAACAATAACTTAGGGCGCATATTTTCATCGAGCTTTAAGTAACTGGACACTCGCTCAAACCCAGCACGCTTATCGTTTTTTGCTTTTTCCCACTCAATCCCATAATCATACCACTCATCTGCGACACTATTTCCATCTCTTTCTGTTCTGACAATACTGGGATCTGCTAAAAATGTATAGTCCACACCACTTCTCAACCTTCTTTCTACCTTTGGAACTAACATTTCAATGGTGTGTTCTGACTCATAGATCAAATCATAGACAAAAATCGTACCTTCTTCATCGGTAGCTGCAAAAAGAATGGAACTTGGATTACGATAGCCATAATCATACACCACATAGTGATTCCACCACTTAGGAATATCAAACGATTTAATACAATGAGACTCTTCTTTGAACTCAGGATAGACTAATCCCGCAAAATCATCCCAGCTACAGTATACATATCGGTTGACCCATTGATCTGGCATGGATAATAGATGCTTAATATAGTCTGCGGGCAAATGAGGGTTGTCTGAATACAACTTTACTTCATCATCGGTTTGTGGAGGGGGCATGCCAGGCTGCCAAGTCATCGTTTCAATGAGTCTGTAACCACCTTTCTTCTTATTCTGCTTTTCTTTATCCTTCTTCCATCTCTTCCATACCCAGTCATGACCTGCTGGATTACATGTATGAAAACTGCAACGCATGGCATTTTTTCTACGCATTTGACCCGCAGCAGCTATAAATGTTTGTTCGGTCATTTCTTCAATCTGATCAAAGGCAAACCACCCTAAATTCATTGATTTTATGCGTTGAATCGAGTCTCTGGAGTCATCCAACGCCATATATACGATTTTTGACCTGTTTTTAAAGATAATTTCTCGGTCTTGGGCGCGATGTTTGTCAATAAAACCCTGACCAAGATCGAGCAACTGGATAAGCGTAGATTTTTTAAACGAATCCAGTACCTTTCTACCCATTAAACCAAGATTACCCTGAAATGCAGCACTTTGATGGATTGCCTCCATGCACATTGCCTCTGTTTTACCCGTACCTAATGAACCTGCAAGCACCTGATGCTTACTCCATCCTGTAAATAAATGATACTCTTCCTGATGATCTAATGGCGATGTAGGATTTCCTTCACCATCTCTATAGGATATATTTACATCCACTAAGCCTGATTCCTATACCAAATCTCCCAATCAATGGGCAACTTACCAGTTTTATCCAAATGAAATAAATCTATGGCAAATTCTGTAGCCTCATTCGCCATAAATGAGGTTAACCCAAAGTTGGTGCGTAAATAGGTTTCAAATATGTCTCTTGGAGTCATAAATGCGTTGTCGCGGATGGCTTCTCGTTCCAATCTGCTTAGTTTATCTTCATCTTTTTTAATACTGCTGCCCTATCCTTTGGTGATGTGCCAGAAACCATCACATTTACCTGTGTATTCTGTTGATTGGTTCTATCTCTGTATTTACCTGGGTCATGCGCCTTTAGCTGAAAAATACGTTCTGTAACATTTCCAGCCTTCGCTGCCTGTGTAAATGATATTTTTTCGAGTTCATCCAAGCGTTCAGTTAAGAATCCTTGCTGTATTTCTTTGACCGCCTGCTGAAATGCAGGGTCGCCTTTCATTGCAAATCTTACTGAAGCTGGGAAATAACCCATTTCTTTAGCTGCGTGCGATATAAATCCGTTGTTTGCGACTAAATATGCCAGAAACTTGTCCTTTTTTGCAGTAAAACGAGTTTTTAAGCCAGTCTCCTCTTCATATTCTGCAAGAAAATTCTTTAAGTAAGGATTATCTTGAGCATTTTTTGTAGCCTGCTTAATCACTTCCGTCTTTTTCTTTTTCGTTTTTGGCATATAAGTGTAACGAAAACATACACTTATAGTTCCCACAAGTCAAATGAACGCAAAAAAAAGCCTTTTAGGCATGAAAAAATATCTGGGGAGTAACATAGCACCCCCTGTCGTTTGTCCGCGCGGTGCATGGGGGGGGTGGGTTGACCGATGTAAAATGTCGCTTGTCGTTTCTACACCTTATAATATAACCGCCTGGAATTTGATTACATATTGCGCGCTAAGTATAATATAATTATGTATTTATAACGCGGTGCGGTGCGGTGCTGCGGTGTGCATACTCTATTACTTATCATTACTTATTATTACTTTTTATTAGGATTACCTTTTATAACTAAGTAATATTTATCTGCTCATGCGGAGCTATTAGAAACAGTTAACAAGGAGAAATATGAAGCTCACTAAAGAAGAATTAAAAAAATATGGCTGGGAATCAAACGCCCAAAGACAAAGAGTTCTTAAAGGACTAGCAAAAAAAATGGCTAATTATATAATGGACACTAGCCCAGCATTTAAAATTAATCAATAAACCTTTTTATAAGGAAAAGTTAGAGGGTGGGATTGCTTTTCACCCTCTACAAAGGAGAAAAAACAAACATGAGCAA